CTAAACCATTGTCAGATAATAATTCATCAATATTATTGTTAAGTCCCTGTAATGACTCATTATTTTTAAATGCTTTAAGTGCTGATTCTAATGCGCCTAATTCCATGTTAAATGTTATTATTGGGCTTTTACCGTCATATGTATAAACTAAATAATTCATCCATAATTTTAGAAATTGTTTTAATCTATCTCCGGTTGGTTCTTTTCCAATAAATGAATGTAATGTTCTGTTTAAGGCAGGTGCATTAGTGAATCCATGTAAGCTTAAAGCTTTTCTGCCAACATTTACTAAGTAATCTAATCTTTTATTGTTTTCAGCAGTGTTCTTAAAAAAGAACATAACATCATCAACTAATTTAGATAAATTTTCTTTAATTCCCTCTGTTAATACAAATCTTTTTTCAATTGATTCAAAAAAAGCTTTTTTGAATTTGTTTTTAGATTTATATCTAGTTCCAACTAAAGTCTCTAATAGAGTTACTTTAGCTTTATTTAAATTAATGTATTTTACAGAATTCATTTTATAGTCCTTAGTACTTATTTATAAATAATAGGTAGAAGGTATAAAATGTTTTTAACTAGAAAGCAAGTTTCTGAGAGTATTATGTTAAAATTGGGAGCACCAATGCATAATATTGATTTGAAATTATTTCCTGATTCAATATCCCCAAGAAACCATTTAGATGATACGATTAATCAAACTTTAGATTTCTTTTTCAGACATAATGCAAATGAATCTACATATATGAGTTGGATAACTATTCCAGCAGTTCCAGGACAGTCAATTTATAAAGTCCCAGATTGGGTGGAAGAAGTTATTGAAGTATATGCATCATTCAATGGAATGCTAGCTAATCCGTTCATGCTATTAGATGTCGGATCTATGGAAAGCTTCTTAACAATGAGTGTTAATTATCAAGATTGGAATATGGCTGGATATACCGCAGCTAAAATGGATTTAGCTGAAATTAATAGATCCTGCGGACCTCAATATTATTCAAAACTAATATTTAATTCAAAAGGTGAAAAAGAATTACATGTAACCCCTCCGCCTCCTACTTTTGATAATTCATATGGTGGTAAATTTTTAATGGGTAGAGTGTATAGAAGAGCCGAATTAGGCCAAGTATTCGGGCATCCTCTATTTGTTGAAATTGCTACCGCTAGATTAAAAGAAATATGGGGCGTTGTGCTAAATTTATATGATAGACCACTTCCAGGCGGGGGTAAAGTAAATGGTCAATTTGTTTATGATATGGGAGTCAAAGATCGAGAAAAATATGAAGCACAATTGATCGGTGAAAGTGCTCAACCTATGATAGGAATATATTAATCTTTAGGTATTTGTGAAAACAATATATCAACATAACTAGTTAAATATTGATAGTCGCTATCTCCGACAATCAGTGTACCTCTGCCATCTATTAATACTAATATTTTAGCAATGGGGGTGATGGCCTCAATATATACGGCTGAATCATCTAAAGAGTTAGAAATTATAATATAACTATCTCTATATTCTAATGAATTTATGAATGAATTAATCCCAGCTTTAATACAAATATCATTTTCAAATCCTATTCTAGTTGATTTTGGATGAAAATTTGCAATTAATACACACTTGTCTACGAAATTTTTTAATGACATATTACTTTATTCCTATTAACTCGATTGAAGATTTAAGCATCAAATTGTCACATGATTTAGATGTAATATTGATTGTCTTGCTATCTGAATTTATTTCAGTAGCTCCATTGAGTCTTATAGTATTTATTACAATTTTTGAGTAATTATTTAGGTCTGAACAATTAATTGCACTCATATAATTATCAGAATATATTAGCTCTCCATCTTTAAAAATACTATAGGTAATTTTACTAGTAAAAGTTTTGCGATGTTTTACATCTTTTAATAATTTAGAAGAACTAATCAATCTTTTTAATTTAGTTTTAGTTTTTTTACCAGTGTATTTGTTATCACTTATTGACATTATAAGTCCTCGCTTTCAAAAATTTCTTTCCAATTGTCGAATTCAAATTCTTCTTCAACTAAATCTTTAACTTTATTTAAAGCAACGGTTCTTAATTTATTAAAAGAATAATTATCTATGCTTAATTTATCCATTATAGCTTTATTGCTTAATGGCTCTTTATTATTATAGCCAAACATTAATTCAATTATTTCTTTTTCTTTATCATCCAAAGAATTAATAATATCTTTCATTTTATCTTTAAGTCTATTATATTCTAAAATAGTGGTACTATCTGCAATATTTGGATCTTTTATCTTATCACATAATTGAATATTATTTGCATCTACTGAATCAAATGAATCATATCTTTTAACAGATAATAGATATGAATCATTTCCGGCAGCTTCGCATATTTCATCTGCACTAGGAAATGATCCTTTGCTTTTTAATAAGTCATTTATTATTTTATTATTTTTCTTACTTTGCTCAATGATATTGCATGGAGTTTGTATTAATTCACAAGTATTATCATTTAATCTTTGAATGCCTTGGAATATCCAAGAATAAGCTGAGGTTGATAATTTAGTTTTTATGAAAGGGTTGAACTTATCGACGGCAATAGATAATCCAATCATTGCGCCCTGTATTGCGTCATCTAATGAGATTTGTATAGTGTTTTTATATTTTAATGCTATTTCAACTGCCATTGCTAAATTATGTTCAATTATTCTATCTCTAATTGAATCAATTGTTTTTAAGAAACTATCTATGTTATATTTTTCTCTTTCTTCATTTGATAATAAACAAATTAATCTATTAAAAGCTTCATTACTAAAATAAATCAAATTAGTATAATCTTTTGTATCTTCATATTTTTCTAATAATATAATTGAGTTAGTTGCTGTTTCGTAAAAATCAACAATTTCCTCTAAATCTGAAGTTTTACAAAATTCAGTATCAAATAAAATAAAATCCATTAAATTATCATTATCTAAATATTCACTAGCTATTTTTTTAAATTTATTGAATATGTTAATATCATTTAATAATATATTACATATGCTTTTTTTAATATTAAACATTAACGTAAAAATACTTATTTCTTCTTCTTTAGTAAATAAAGAGCATTGCTTTATTTTTTTATCATAGTATCTAATGCTAGAAGTTTTAAGTGAAGTAGAATTTGTAGCTCTCAATGTTTACACCTCAAAATTTAAATTAATGTCCCATCCCTTTTATGTATATAACTAAATTAAAAGAGTAAGTTATATGAGAATAATAAATATTAATTAATGAATGACTTGATTAATTTTGTTTTATTGAAATCAACTGGATCATCTGGCTATTCTTTTGAAATATCTAGTCTAGCGTTTAAATCAATTGATAGCGCAACTACCTGTGAAGTAGCTGATTCATTAAATTATCCAGTCTACGCCCCATATTTAAAATCCCGCTCATTTTCTTATGAAAATTGGATTAAATTACAATTAAATTTAAATAAAAATATTGAATATTCTTTAAATTCAAGAGGATTAACTCTAACAAATGAATGCCCTAATTATTGCTACAATAGAACATACACTGTTGTTAAAAACATTGCATTATGGATAAATTCAACAATTGATGATTCTAGTGTTATTAGAATTGGCTTATCTCAAAATTATATTAAACCAGTTAATACATTAAGCTCGATTGCAATAGAAAATTTAGAATCTTACTATGTAAATGATAATAAATTTAATAATTTAGTTAAAGTGCCTTTAACTTTCAATGGGGGGAAAAGTGAATTACTATTTACTGAAGTTGAGAATGCTATCAGTGATTATTACATAGTATTACAGTTGGAAGTATTAAAAGGATTGACTTACCAAAGAGAAGGTAGAGTTTTTAGTTTAAATATTCATTATGATATAGAATAGTTTCATGTTCCATAGCTGGAGCAGTTTTTACTTTTTTATTTCCACCAATTAAAGCAGCTATTGATTTTTCACCATATGGCTTTAATATGTCGGAATATGGTTCACCATGTTTAACATATAACAATTCATGACGATATAATTGAGCCGCCCAAAATGAATCTACTAGATCTGCTTTAGGTGATTCGTAGCTAGGCAATGCAACAGAATCGTCAATAAGGCCGTTTTTAAGCTGTTCAAAGGCCAATCCCATAAAAACCTTATCAGCGCTTCCCTTACCAGTTGCAAAGAGTTTAATCGTACTTGGGGAGTATTTCTTATATGGAATTCTTAATTCATAAAATCTATTTTTAATTCCTCCAATTACCTCAGCTATATCAAAAGTATTGCCCTTTGATCCAAATGAATAATCTTCAACTACCATAAAATCTAAGTTACCTGGATTATAATATTTCGCAAAAATGTCAAAAATTATATCTCCACGATAATGATAAGGATATTCACTATAATTTTTTGGTAATAATTCAATATGTAGATTATCTAAATGCCTAACTAATTTTTTAATTTTAGTAAATCCTAAGAAAAAAACATTTGTAATATCTAAATTATCATTACATTCTAATACAGTGAACCCAGATCCATTTATAGATAAATCGCAACCAACAATATTCATAATACTGAATATTTATAGGAAAAATACTACTTATTTTATAGGTAGCCAAATACTTAATTGATCTTTTATTGAAGCTAAATCGTCATCTAAATTATTAGTAACAATAACATCTAATAAATCAGATGATATATCTGATTCAGATGAATGCTTTTTTGCAGTATCATCCATAGTTGATAAATTTCTATTTGATTCAATTGAAATAAGAATTCCACCTAAATTTCTAATAAATTGAGCTTCATTATCATATCTGACATCTGGAAATATGAAATCTGGTATATGATTTCTATTAAAAATATTATATATCATAGCTTCAGTACAAGAAATCCAAACGTCTTCGCCGTATACATTACGGCCCTTTTCCGTTCCGTATTCTTGCATAATATGTCTAGTCTCTGGTGTCTTAGTTACATATACCTCTTCATATGTACGTATTTTTTTACCAATTAAATCATATTTAAAATGATCAGCAAAAGCGATTTGAAAATATTTAGGATAACAGTTTTTAGCTATGAAATCCTTACCTGATCCCGCTTTTCCGTTTATTCCTATTATTTTTAACTGGTTCAATTGCTCTTTTGTGAATAAATTTAGCATCTGGCTTTTCCTCTAACTCAAAACCCATTCTTGAGTAATACATTTCAAATTCTAACAAATTATAAATGCTAGGCACCATAACGTATTTCATTATTTCTGATTCAGGAATTCTACCACTTTTATCTAAAACAGAATCAAAGAACCCTTTAATAACTAATTCATTCATGTCAATTTTACCATCTTTTGATAATTTTAACATTGATTCATTCCATACAAATACTTTATAACCTTTTTTAAAATATCTATAGGCTTGGCGTATTCCTACAATATCTCCATCAAAGATTAAAACAGCATTTTTATGATATTTTTTATCTATTTCACTTAATAATGTACCAATTTTAGTAGCTCCACCTGAAGTAATAGAATTTTCTATAAAAAACGAATCTATTAATCCTTCAAAAATAAAAAATAATCTATTTTTATCAACAAAATTTAAATTATAATATTCTTGAGGTAATGCAGTCGGAAACTTATATTTTTGGATATCATTATTTCCTAAATCTCTAGCTTCAAAATATTTAAAAGATCCATCTCTCATATAATATGGAAATATTAATCTATTTGCAAATTTTCCAGAATAAGAATACAATAATTTTTTTGCAATTAATTTAGGTATTTTTCTGCTGTTTATTAAATGCAAAGCTCTATTTCGTATCGTTGGTGCTGTTTTATCAGTTAACGGGTGAAATTCCGAATAATCTACATAACAAGTTTCTTTTGCAAATTCTTCTTCCTTTTTTTCATATTCTTTATCAAAAACATAAACATTCATAATCCAGTCACTGTATAATGCTGAATGCTCAGTCTTTAGGTAATAATAAAATGGTATTCTAACTCCACATTTTAAACATCCAATTGTGGCATGCTCACCATCACTTAATAAGAAACCCCTTCGTTTTGATTTACTTTTCTTTGAATCTCCGCATATGGGACATCTAAATAGTAGCTTGCTTTCACTAGCTACTTCTACTGTGCCATCTTCAACAATCTTCTCTAGATATTCCTGATAGGCTTCAAGTGGAATGTATTTCGTCACCATTATAGAATGATAACTAATAGAGTGAATTCAGGTATATGATTTCCCTCTTCATCTTTTTTAGTATCTTTAAAGTAGTTTCATATTTTTTTATAGTATTCCTGCATTGAATATAATTTTGTTTTATACCATTTTCAGCCATTCTATAAAAAAATATAAAATTAAATCTATAAGAAGCTGGATCATTATATTCATCATGTATCATCATCAATGATAAATTATTATCTTTGCATACTTTAACATTATTAAGCATTCTATGCTCAGTGTACTTATATAAAGTATTTTCAATTTTAATGTATTCTTTCTTAATATCAATATAATCCAATTGCTCTGAATTAATTTTTGATACAAAATAGTTAATTTTGATACTTATATGTGATATTAAATTCCTGAGTTCTTTCCTTTTTAGTTTAACATCATAATCTAAGTTATATTTGATGAATTTTTTCATATTTTGTTTATAATCAATATCATCTCTATTTGGAATATTTTTTATTAGGTTTAAATATCCGTTATTAAATAACTCATTTATTTTATTAAATTCTTCTGGATTTTTAGGCATAAAAAAAGAGCACCTTTCAGCACTCTTAATATTTAGACTATTTTTTACTATTAATCTTCTAGCCAACTATCATCTTCAGTTGAAACTTCGCCACCTTCAACCGGCTTATCTGGAACGTCTGCTGCTAATGCTGATGTAGTAATACTTGAAGTAACTTTATCTAAAGCAGTAGTAGGCTTATCGTCAATAATTATCGTATTCATTGGAGAATCTACTATAACTCCACCTGATGTAACTTTAAGGAAACGATTGTTTAATTCATCAAAAGGCTTAAATTTATCAGGTTCAGATAAAAATTCATCCAAATCAATTGTTGAATTTAATAATTTAACAATTTCTTCTTCATTCTCATAAATTGGCTCAGGCTCTAACCATTCAGATCCAGCATATGTAGCATATCCAGTGGATGGATTTATCTTTAATACTAAATCTAATGCATAGCCTTTGATTGGGCAATAAGGATTAGATGGTGATCTCTTTTTAGATTCAGGATGCCATTTAATTTCAATTAATTTAACAATTTCATAAGGCATATTCCAGTACATTATTTTTCCATTATTCTCTGGGAATTGTGGATCATCAATTACTAAAATATTGGTCACATAAGTTTTTTTAATCTTACGATCATGTGCTCGTTGAACTAAAACTTCTTGCTTAGAATTATAATCTCTACGATTGCTAATGCAAGCAGGGCACTTATGATCCTTAACACCTAATTGCTTGTTCATTAATGATGGACAACGCTCGATATACCATTGTCCATTCTCAATAAATGCATGATCCCATCTTTCAATGAAATATGCTTTCTTTGCTACTTGCTGAATCCCTTGACTCAAGAATCTAACTGTAGCTCTATATTCTTTCTTTTCATTTTTTAAATTAGGTCTAAATTGGCGAGGGTCTTTTTCAAATGTTTTTTTATTTCCATTTATTGCATTTAATGTTTCATCAATTGATTCCATGTCTGCTATTAAACTACTTGTTTTCATTTTTATTTCCTTTTTCATTTTTTATTTTCTTATTAGCCAACATTTATTGCTGGGTAATAAGTATTTATACTAATTTTATCTTTTTTTAGATGATCGTTTGTTTGATTTCTTCACTAATGGAATATTATAATACTCACTAGCATGTCTCAATAATATTGATTTATTTTGCTCATCTAATATTGAATATAATTCTTCAACTTCATAATATTCTTTCATTGACATTATGATATTGTTTAATAAACTATTTGGATGATCATCTAATAAATCTCTAATTATTTCATTAAACTCAATTTTATGCTTACCTAATATAGAAATGTCTGTTTTTAATGACATCCCTATTGTTAGTAATTTTTCATTAATTACATCCATCCAATTTACAATTGAACTATCTTTTTCTTTATTTTTGATCATCAAATACACTCTCCACTGCGGCCCCATCAGCGTCAACTACATTTTGTGTTTGTATAGAAGTTTGTATAGATTCAACTTCATTCCTACTTGCATCTGTTATTTTCATTATTTCCATTCTTCCTTTTAAATAAAATTGCAATTCATTAGGCCCATATCTATTTTTTAATATTTTAACTAAAAATAATCCTTTTGATTTCATAGTAGAATCTCTCATAATTGCATAGCCTTGTGCGCAATACTTAATTATATCAATTGATTCTCCAATATTTTTTGCAGATACTTCTAATGTGCCATATCCATCTCTATTCAATTGAGAACAGCTTACTATTGGTAAATCAAATTCTTTAGCAATGTTCTCAAGCTCTTTCATTATATATCCAAGATCTTCGTGACGTTGTCCTCCACTTTGTTTACTGGAAAGCATACAGTTCACATAATCAATGAAAATAATGTCAGGCTTAAAATGCTCTTTATATGCTAATTCACTTAATATATTTCTCAAATCATATGCTGTCATTTCAAAAGAAGGATATTCGATTATCTTTAAATCAGCCTTGCATAATCCTTCCATTTTCTTTTTTAATTCACTAGTATTAGCATCTTTAAGTTTATTTACAGGTACTTCTAATAGATTAGCTGCAATTTTTTTGAATATCTCAAAATCTGGCATTTCTAATGTCACGTATAATGCACTATAACCATGTGCTATTGCAAATGCGGCATCGTTACATAAGAAGGTAGTTTTACCTATATTTGCTTCTCCAAAATACATGGTAACTGCTTTTGCAGGATGCCCACCATCTATTAATCCATTTAATGCAGTAAAAGCACTAGGCACCATTTTTATCTTTTTTTGTAAATAATCCATTAGAGAATCAAAATCTTTTTTAACAGATATTCCAACCTTTGTATTAATGGTGAAATTAACTGCTTTTTTGATTTCCTCTACAACAGGTGTCATAGTGTTGTAGTTATTAGCTTTCCATTCCTCAGCAGTCTTTTTGATTGCTAAGTATGTTAATTTACCTCTAATGAATTTTTCTATCTCTAATTTAATTAAATCATCAGTATAATAGCTTAAATTAATTTTACCTATTTCATCAAATCTAGATTTTTCATCTTTAGTTTGTAATTTAAAATCATATAATTCTCTAGGTCTAGGGTATCTACTGAATTCATTGAAATAACCTTGTATGGCTACTATTATCCTTTGAGTCACTTCATCTTGAAAAAGATCAGGGGTTAATAGCGGGAATATTTTATCTCCCGCTTCATGATTTTTAAAACAGTATCTTAAAACAATATCTTCTATTTCAGTCGGTGTTAAATTACTAAAATCATCTAAGCTATTCATGAATCTCCTTTAAACAAAGAGATTGTCTATTCAACCTCTTCTGTAGTTTCCACTTCAACGTCATCTAAATAATCTTCATCATCTTCATTACCTAATCCAGATGAACCAAAACAGAAATCTTCTTTTACCTTTTCATCAATTAACGGTAAAATTTCATCTCTAATTTGCTTATCTTTGAATGGATTTCCTTTAACAGTATCATATTCGCCAGATTCATTTTTTCCTCTATAGATTAAATAATATTCACTAACTTCTTTATTCTTGGTTTTTGCTAGAATAGTTTCATCAGCTAAAAATTTATTTAATCCGTAGAAAGGATCTAATCCTTTTTTAAAATCTAAATAAACTTCAACTTCTTTATTCTCTTGGATGAATCTGGACTTCGGTGCCTTTGCTTTAATGATAACACCTAACTGAAATTTCTTAGTAGAGTCTTTTACTTTAGTCTTACTTAATGTGATAATTGAAGAAGCTCCATATCTTCCACCTCCACCACCTGATACTTTAAACTTCTCTCCATAAGGATCTATAGTTTCGTATACATGATTTACTGGTATCAATGGTATTTTTAAAATATTTAAATCAACTGTAATATCTCTGAATAATTCCCTTAATGCTTGCTGTTTGGTTAAATCTCTTTTGATCTCGCCTTTAGCTAAATTTTTAATATTTGCAGTAGAACCTAACATACCTATTGAATCAACGACCATTAATATCTTTTGGCGTTTTAGGTATTCTTCGGCACTTAAGCTATTGTAATATGCTTTATACATATCAATAATTTGATATGCTTGTAATCTCAAGTCATCAATAGTCTTAATTGGTAATATTGCGTAATCTACACCTTTTGTTTTTTTGAATCCCTTGAATGTATTTTCATCAGTTGCACCTTCAGTTTCAAAATAAAAAGGTTTATAACCCATATTCATTGCAGAATTACAAATAAATCCAGTAAATAAAGATTTACCTACTGATTCAATACCTGCAAACATTACAGATTTGTTGTTAGGTATTCCTCCAAATATTGATCCACAGATCAAAGCATTTAAAGCATATGATCCAGTTGAAATATATTCATCAGTTATACCTTTTGGATCTCCTGCTGCGGTAACATATTCATTACCAGTAGCAGCTATCATTTTTCCCATATCAAAGCGTTTACTCATATCTTAATTATATCAAAATATGAGCAAAGTAATGATTTATTATTTTGGTGCGAAGAACCTTCTTATTGAATCTACGTTTCCATCAAAAACATTGCCCCATCCATAACATTCCATAATTTTCTCTAATGGGCGTCTAAATGTTTTGTAAAATTGTGTTTCATAATCAATTCTAAAGTATCTATTTAATTCAACAGGCCAAGTATCGCTATTGTAGCTAATAGCTTGGATATTGAATTTATTTGGCAACTTTACTGCAATCCATTTTACTTTTGTTCCCTCACTTATTTGCTCATAATTTGAAAAATTATTATCTTCTGATAGAATTGCATTCCACTTTATTGCCCCTAATCTAGGGGCAGGAAAGCTATTAGCTTTGGTTGGGCCTAAACTGTTTATCGAAACAGGTCTAGATATTTTAGATATATTAGCTGGATCTTTATATTCTTTCTTTAGCATTCCTATGAATTTGGAAACTTCTTGCTTATTGTTTTTAGTAAAGGTAAACTCTAAAGTTTCTAGAATTTTAGCTTTTGACCAAGAGGGAGTATCCGCCTTAATCATCTCAACTCCAACTGCTTTTAATCTCTTTTTAAAAGGCTGTCTAATTAATAAATCACCTTCATCATATTGCAGATAGCATATATAGTGAGCTTTGCTTAATGCCACAACATTTGAACAGCATTTTTCTAATTTGAAATACATACGATCTTCTCTATAAGAGTAAGTTTCGCACCATCTTTGAGTAATCTTGTTTATTATTTTTTGAAAAATACAATAATTAAATCTAAGCATAAATTCAGTAAAAGTCATCTTTTCCCATTGCTCATCATGCATATCTTCAAAATATTTTTTTAATGGAATATTGAATGACGGGCTATTTTTATTACTAAATCTTTCTTTTATTGCTACATATTCTTCATATGATCTAGTTTTATTTTCAAAAGGTTCATATAAATCACTATAATCAAAGAAGAATGAATCAGTATGTGCTAATGCTAATCTAGTATATTTACCAAGTCCCGCTTTTTGCTCATTATCTCGTATTGAATTAATATAGGTATCACTTAGTTCGCCTTTTATTTTTACATTTGCAAATTCGCCAAATTCATTAAAGTAATCTTTATTAGTTTCGAGTTTATTATCAATCCATACGTTCAAATAAGTAATTACATATTGAATTAATCTATTACCTATTCCGGTAATAGTTGCAGCATTATCTAAATCATAGAATTGGAAGTTATTATTACCCAATAATCCATATATTGAGTTAGCGAATATTTTATAAGCATTCTGTTTACGTTTAAAATAAGAGGCTTTTGTTTTATTATATTCAGGTCTTTCTGGATTTGAATATATTTTTTGTTGCTTTTTGTATTCATCTCTAGTATCAACCATATAAGCAACAATTTCAGGAATAATTCCTCTTTTTTCATTATTGTAATAAACATTTGGGATAATTGATCTACTATATCCAGGTATTGGTTTATCAGATATTACTTTAGTTTCAGGTGAAATATTACAAGATATCATTATAGATGGATACATTGATTTCGCATCTAATGATGACACATTTCTATATGGTCCTGGATTCATTTTTATATAGGCACCATCATATTTTTCTTTTACAGCAGGTTTAGTAAATGGAATTACTAACCCTTTTCTGTGCATATATGTTAACATGAATCCTAACGTCACTTTTTTAGGAGTGAAGAAGAATTCAAGGGGAATTCTAGCCTCTGAACACGTCCCTATAAGAGTTTCAATCATTTGAAGTCTAGGCTCTAATAGCGTAATTAATACTGTATCTACTAAGTTATATAAAGAAAAAGCTGTCCAATCTTTTTTAGCAAGATTTAATCCAGTATCACCTAATTTAACTTTACCTAATCCATCTAATTCTTCATTAGCAATAAAATCAAGTTTCCAACTTTCTTTTTGGCTACCTTTATTGAAATGCTTATATAATGTTAAATAGTCAATACAAGAAACTCCACTAATTACTGGAATCAATTCCTCAGTATTATATTCTTCATTATGAAATTTTCTTAGATATACTTTTTTTACGGGTGATAATAGTAAATATTCATACATTCCTAGATTTTTAGCTCTATTTACCAAATATGGTAAGTCAAATGAATTAGTATTCCAACCCGTATAGATATCAGGATGAGCTTTTTCTACATACTTAAAAAAATCATTTAAAAGTCTAGTTTCATCCTCATATGCGCAAACATATGTATAATTATCAGTAATATTAATATCAGGAAATTGCTCTTGATATATTTTATTTTTTTCAATAATTAAACTATGAAATCTTTGATCATCTATTGGATGCAATCCAAAAATCATATATTTTTGCTGCTTTGTGCAATAGCAGCTAATAAGATTCACTTTCATTTTGGCTTCAGATGGCTCAGGGAACCCGCAACCAATTTCAGTTTCAATATCAAATGACATTATATTAAAATCACTAATATCGAAATCTAAATCTTTTTCTTTCTCATAATATTCACTTAATATTCTAATTTCAGGTTGAATATCTATTTCATGCCTAAGATTGCCATCTGTTCTATCTAGATATTCATCTTTATAGTTCTTAAATACCGGCATAACCGGAACACCATATATCGTTTTATATGGGCTATCTATGCCAGGATTTTCTACCCAAGAACGGCATTGAAATTTACTTTCAATAACTTTATCTTCAGTATTCCAAATTTTAAAAGTATTTTTATACTTATCTACATAGATATTCTTAAACATAATCCCCTTAACAGCCTATATTTATCCTATGGGCTGTTAAGAAATTTTAACAATTCTATCGTATAAAGGGTTTAAATTCCTCATATTGAGGATGATCTTGCTCTATTATCAAACCTTTTATTCCTGATGAATATACTTCAATATACTTTAGCAAGTTTGCAGTATTTTCTAGCCATCTATCTTCTAACTCATCATATTGTGATGAAATTTCATCATTAAATGAATCTTTAATAGAATATTTCTTAAGTATATTTTCAATATCTTCAACTGTAGAATTTTCGTCTAAAGTTAATCTATTGTTTTGATAAGGGCTAGTTAATCCATTTAAGAATTTATATCCAATAAACACTGATCCCATTGCACTTGATTCTAAGTATCTTAAATCAGATTTACAAGAATTAAATAAATTTTCAACTAAAGGAGCTATTACAAAATCTATTCGATATTTTTTAAGATTAGTGGTGTATTCGACAGTGTTAGTATAAGGAACAATTATTATTTTGCCTTCATTTACTTCTTTTTTGAGGAAATAAGGTGCATCTCCAAAAAATACAAATTCAAAATTATCAACATTTTTAATTATGAACTCTTTAATAGCTCCACTAAAATCACCATCTAATTGCTTACTATTGTTATAGTGGAAATTCGATCCTGTAAAAGCTATTTTTGGTTTAGCAATATCACTGAATTTAAATCTCTTAACATCAGTTTGATATAGATGTTTAGGTAATGTATTTTCAATAACTGTTATTTTTGTATCAATACCTAGCTCAGTTAATTCTTTTTTAAGATTATTAGTTGAAACAATTATTTCATCCATTAATTTTAAATTAACTAGTAAACTTCTAACATTTCGTATTATATTGTTTTCATAACCTGGATGATACTCAGGTAAATCAAAGACATAATCATCTAATTCACCTATTAATTTATATTGATATTGCTCTTGAAATTTTTTATAAGCTCTTATTTTAAAAGTTTGATCATCTCCTATAGGTCTTTGAAAGACAAAAGATCTAACATGCGGCAATATATCTTCTTGAGTTAGAGTAACTGGAAATAATGTGCAATTAATTTTACCAGAATATGCAAATTTAGTATTGATCATATTCATAGGATATATCATTCTAAAATGACCACATCCAGAATAATCTCTTAAATAACCGACTACTAAGGGCTTATCAACCACTTGCACCTTATCTTTTTCGACATATCTAGCTATAGAATAATCACCCTCAGTAAAATCTTTAATTATAGTTCTATTTTCTAATAATTGATTAGCAACTTGAACTGTATTGTTTTCAACTATTTTATTATTAACTTGATTAACTTTTTTAATAGCCTCATCTACATTTTTATTTACATCAATTTTTGCTAACATATTATTCAATCGCAAGACTTCAGCCATTGGATTCTGACCTCGCCCATATCCGCCATTGAATTTTCTTTTTTTATTTTTATTCTTAGCCATATAAAGAAATTATAACATTATTTTATTTTATCTTTTATATCATTAATTATTTTAATAACCGCCGCTTTATCAGGTGGAGGCTCAACATTCATATATACTTCGCAAACTTTTACAATATCACCTACGTTTATGGCATCGCTCATTTCACTAATTGTTTTATCATCATTTTCAGAAGCTAATTCTTCAATATTCTCTAAATTTCTAGGTTCAGCTTTGTACGAGATAGGATTAAGTTTTTCTATTTTTTTATTCAAAGTAAATAAATCCTCTTCTGATATAGAAGCAGGATATTCACATATTACAAAAGAATCACTTAGATTACTATAATTACCTATTTCCTCAGATTGTATCTTTAAAAAAGTATAACTAGATTTATTTTCAAAAAATTCTAAATTAAGATTATCATCTAAAGTCCAATGACCTCTATTTTGTCTACTATCCCCAAAAGTTAATTGATATGGACTACCTACATATTGTATTTTATTCGGCCCTCTAATATATTGAGATACATTATGATAATGCCCGCTAATAACTAATTTAACATTATTTAATAGGTCATTCATATTAAGTCCAAATTGACTAGGAAAGCCGTTTTCCATTTTTGCCCCTATAATATTAAAATGACCTACTATTATTTCATTAACTGAACCAAGTTTTTTAATATTATCTGCAAACTTTGAATAAATTGAACTAACTAAATATGGTACAAATAAGAAATTATGTCCTAATAGATTAACTTTAGTAGGTTTTCTGTATACATTAACATTTGGCAAATGCTCTATACAAGATAATGCTGATACTTTTAAGCTGTCTTTGTTATAAAGGCAATGATTTCCTAATGTAACATAATGTCTCATCGCACCAAATTTTATTTTAAATAATTCAACTACATATTGTAATATAAATGAATCAATTGCTTGATTAGTGTCAAAAATGTCGCCTGTCCAAATTATTTCATTTATATCAT